ATCGGACACACAAAAAATCGTTCACGCACAGCTTATCAATGCAGGATACTGCGTAAAGGTGTGCAGGTCATTTGAAGAATTTACAATCACAATTAAAACGTATTTAGAGCAATGAGAAAAAACACAAAAAGCAAGTATTACGAATTCATGTGTGCATTACATACCATGCAAGAATTTGACATCAAACAAATGCGCAATGAATATCGTGTAGGTGCGCGACTGATTACGCTGATGCGCGAACACAACATGATTAGACGCGAAGGCAATGTAACACGCTGGATAGGCGATAAGCCTACGCAAGCAATAGCTGTTGCATTTGCTAAAGAATGTTTGAAGGAATCACGTATTGCCAATGCACAAAGCAAAGCAGGTACGCAGCAGCTAACTATCAAACCCATCAAACGTGTTGAGCGCACACAGCCAGCACCGGTGCATGAAGCTGAATGCGATAACAGTAATAGCAAAATGCTATTGATCATGGCTGTTGGTGCTGTAATCGGATTTATGATTGCAACAGCAATTTGGAAGTAGAGATATTTTGATTATCTTTGCAACGCTACTCAGTATGAAAAACATTTTAAATCCCATCACTACCGCATTGCCATTAGCACATCCGTGCGCTGGGTAGCCTTTGTGTGTAGTGGTGGGTATTTAGTTTCTATGAAAACTAACAACGGTTACGACCTTTCCCGAAAGTGGTTTGACTTTGCCTTTGAGCATTCGGAAGTCAAGTGCCAGCACACTGCTTTGTTCATGTGGATCATTGAACTAAACAATCGACTTGGATGGAAAGAGCAGTTTGGAATACCAACGAACGCAACAATGGAAGGATTGCACATTGGTAACAAGCGCACCTATTTGGATGCACTTAGCGACTTAGCTAAATGGAATTTCATTCAAATCATAAGTGAATCTAAGAACCAGTATAGCAGCACAATAATATCAATATGCCGTAGCAAAAAAGCCACAGCATTGCATACGGCATTGGATACGGCATTGATACAGCACAGCAACAGCATTGAACACAGCATTGAACACAGCAGTGCCCCCATAGATAAACAAAGAAACCAAGAAACCAATAAACAAAGAAACAATTATATAGGGCTTGACAGCCCCGAATCACAGAATGAAATTATAGTTGAAGATGCAAATGAAAAAAAAGTAACTCGCAAACGATTCGTTAAACCGGAAGAACATGAAGTGTATAACCTGATGGCTGAACTCAATGCTAAAGGCAATCACTTTATGAATGAAGAAAGCTTAGTTAATTTCGCTCGCGTGTTTATGGATCACTACGAAGCCAATGGCTGGATAGTCGGCAAAGCATCAATGAAGGATTGGCAAAGCACAGTCCGTAATTGGATGCGCAGAGAATGGGATAAAATTAAAAATAATAAATCAAAAAATGTAATTCAAGATGAAAGAGCAAAACGCCATAATGAACTTGAAGAATTTAGAAAACAGTACCGAAGTCAAATTGCACGAGATTTTGGTAGCTAAAACTTCACCAACATTTGCTGAACTTAGAAAGAATAAAAGCCAACAAGCAACCATTGCTGTAATGGTAGCAATGATGGATAGTTGCCAACAATACTTTAATCTTCAACAGCCAATGAATGCACAGCAACTTGCATTAACCGCTGAATTGATGTTAGAAGATTACTACTACTTACGTGTGGATGAACTGCAAGTATGTTTCCGCATGGCAATGAAAGGTGAATTCGGACCAGTGTATAATCGAATAGATGGGCAAGTGTTCTTTGAGTGGCTCAAAAAATTCATGGGTAAAAGGCAATCCGTAAGTGAACGAATCAATCATGAGAAGCAAAGCAACAACAACATCTACGAAATGTTCCAGCATCCGCAAATCATGGATGCGATGCAACAGGCAGCAGATAAGTTGAAGATTAAAGAAGAACCAGTGCGCGAAGTGAAAAGGGAAAATCCACCGCAGATTGAGATTGCACTCATGCGCGAATACGATGCGCTGCCGCAATGGGACAATGACATGCGCTTCCGCGTGTACAAAAACAAGCCGTATCAGTTTACGGAATATAGGCAGGAACGTTACAGGGAACTAATCGAAACGCAAAATGAATACTGATATGAAAAAGCAAACAGCGGTGGAGTGGTTATTAGACGAGTTAAAAACTGAATTATTCTATGCAAGAGAAATGACTCGAATCGATAACAAAAGAATCCTTGATGAAATTACAAAAGAAGCCAAAGCAATGGAGAAGCAGCAGATATTTGAGGCATATATAGATGTTGCCGATGATGATACTAATCGAAGGCTTTTAACAATAGCAGCCGAACAATACTACAACGAAACATACGGAGGTGACAAATGAGTAAACATAAAGAATTACTAATTGAACTTTGTGATAATCTTCAACAAGAACTTAATCAAAGAGAGGGAGAAGAGATCCACGAAGTCGAATTGAGAAGCGGTTTAAAGCCTGAAGGATATTTTACATCAATGATGCACATAGGAACGACAAGAACATTACCTGACGCAGTAAGAATGGCTTGGTTCGTTGAGGTATGGGTTGATGGAGAATGTGTATTTAGAGAATCTTCTGTGCCACACAAGACAGAACCACTTGAAATAGTTGAAGGCTTTTTAATAACCAAAGTATTGAGGAATATTTTTACATTCGGAGTTATGTCAAGTAAAAAATTCATTGATGATTTTAAAGGAGGTAACAAATGAATGAACAGACCGCAATAGAATGGTTATTTGCACATCTATTACCTTTCCTTGAGTTCTCTGACCCAAAAGAAAGAGAGCATTTTAGAAAGTGTTTAACAGAAGCCAAAGCAATGGAGAAAGAGCAGATTGTTCATTGTTATGAGCAAGCCTATCGTGATGGATATATAGATAATGGTAAGTCTGGACAAGATTATTACAACGAAACATACGGAGGTGATAAATGAAGTACGATCAACAGAAAGAAGTGGAGCTGCTGCGCAAACTATTTGTGCTAACAGCCAGACGAAGCATGCGCCCTGCAATGAGCGATAATCTCACAATGCGTCTTATCTTTGAAGAATTACATTTGCTAACTGATAAAGACGAATACAAGCTATGACTATCGGTGAACTGTGGGATGCATTGGCACAATACCCGGATGAAACAGAAGTGTACATCGGGTATATTGATGGGCACAGCATCCAGCAACTGAACTTTGATGTAGTAATAACAACAGAGTTTGGAGGCAAGAAGACAGTTTCACTGATGTACGAAGACATCAACATAATTAATAATTAATACAATGAGCAACTATCAAACAATGCAAGAAGGGCAATTTGTGCTTTTCAAAAATGACAAGAAAACAGAACCATCACAGCCTGATATGACAGGTAAAATAATGCAAGGGGGCGTAGAAAAGCGCATGGCTGCATGGGGAAAGATTGGAAAGAATGGAAAATTTCTTAGTGGTAAGATAACTGATTTTAAAATATCTGACGATAAATCGTCTTCCCGATATCAGGAAAACGATGATTCATCAGCTGACATATTCTAATGAACCTGCCTATCCTACCTGAAGACAAAGCTAACCATGCGCTGTATGGCTTAGTCATTTATGCACTTTCTGCATCTTTGTTCGCTCCACCTTTTGCGATGGTAGCTGTGTTTGCCTGCGCGATGGGAAAAGAATTGTACGATTCTGTGCTTAAGCAAAAAGCGTTTAGCAATGCAGACATGATAGCTACGCTGTGCGGTGGCTTGGTTGGAATGTACATCGGATTGTTTACATGATAGAATACCTGCCGAAACAAAAGGAAGCATTGCGTGTGCTGGGTAACTCACACCCGGCACGTGTAGTGCTTTTCGGAGGAGCTGCAGGGGGATCAAAATCTTTTATTGGTTGTGCATGGCAAATAAGCCGCAGGTTTAAATATCCGGGTACACGTGGGTTGATAGGTAGAAGTAAACTTGACACGCTAAAGAAGACCACGTTAAAGACATTCTTTGAAGTAGCGCACATGTTTGGTCTTGCGCCAAATGAGCATTACACAATCAACAATCAAACGCACGTAATCACATTCAGCAACGGAAGCGAAATAATACTTAAAGACTTGTTTGCCTATCCATCGGATGCGGAGTTCCATAGTTTAGGCGGCTTAGAATTAACAGATGCCTACGTAGACGAGGCAGCACAGGTTAGCAAGCGAGCGATAGATATCTTACAGTCACGTATTCGATTTAAGCTAAATCAATATGATCTCAAACCAAAGATGCTGCTTACATGCAATCCATCAAAAGGATGGCTGTACAACGAATTCTACGCACCGTTTAAGACGGAAAGCTTACCGAAACATCTTGCGTTCATACAATCATTGCCAAATGACAATCCGCATCTACCCGAATCGTACATTGAAACGCTGCGCATGTTGCCTGAAGTGGACAGAAGACGTCTACTGGATGGAGATTGGGAGTATGATGAGTCCGTAGATAACCTATACCAGTACGATGATTTGGTGCGCTGCTTCCGGGATGAAGAAGCAAAAGGTGATAAGTACATCAGTGCCGACATCGCGCGACTTGGAAAGGATAGAAGTGTCATTTGCGTATGGCATGGATTGCACTTAATCGAAATACATGAACTGCGAAAGCAACCAATAACAACCGTTGTATCTACCATTCGCCAGCTATGCGATAGGCATGGCATCAAACTTAGCAATGTGATCTGCGATGAAGATGGGGTTGGAGGGGGTGCGGTTGATGCGCTCCGTTGCAGGGGCTTTCTTAATGGTGGGCGTGCGAAGCAAGCAGATAAGTTTACTAACCAAAAAGCAGAATGCTATTTCAAGCTTGCAGAATTAATCGAGCAGAACAAAGTTATCTTTAAGGTCAATCAGTTTCGTGATGTGATTGTGCAAGAACTGGACATGATACGCAGAAGGCAACCTGAAGCAGATGGCAAACTTGCTGTGATAAGCAAAGATGAAATAGCCCGGATGCATGGCAAGTCACCTGACTACGCAGATGCTATCATGATGCGTATGTATTTCGAACTATTCCCGAACTACGGCAGCTATTCGTGGGCGTAATTTATACCCTGATTGATATAAATCTCGGAGTGCTTCCTTAATCCGTACGGTTGAGGGTATAAATTTTAACAATTTTTAACTTGCGTGTGTAAATACTTACACTACATTTGTCAAACAAATAACAACAACAAAAACACAAAGCAATGACAATCTCACAATCAATACAGCAAATAATTGCATTCGGACAATTAACACCAACGCAGCGTTTAAGTATTATTCAAGTAGTTGGAACAAGAACTAAAAATGGTAAGGTTAAAAGTCAGGCAAGACTTCGCAATGAGGTTATGAATTACTTTGTTGCTAATATCTATAATCAATAATATAATGAGGGGCGCGGCTCATCAACGCGCATCTAAACTTAAAAACAAAACACATGAAAACAGCATCTAAAATCCTTCGCTACATTATCGCAGCAGTTATCCTTTACGCAGTGCTTAGCTACTGCCAAGAAATCAATGATTGCCTAATGAAGTATTAATCTAAAATCAATAGCAACATGAATTCATTTCACAAAGACAACTTAGAAGCATTGCAGAAGTTTCAGCAAATGCTGAACGCAGAACCTGACCAAGCAGGTATTGAATCCACACCGGATAAGAAAGCACGCACGCTGGTTATTAGCCACGTTGAAACCACATTAGATGAATTATTCTTCGGACATTGGAGAACAGAGAATTTTAAGTGGGCAGTATTAGCTAACGAAGTACAGGCATCGATTGACCTTGTAGTGATACACCCGATAAGTGGTTACGAAATACGCAGAGTAGGTGCAGCTTCGGTTATCATTATGGTAGATCGTGTGCCCGATGGTGTAACCGGTACTGAACGCAATAGATGGGCATTAAACCCCGATAATAAAAAAGCGAATGCTATGGACCTTGCCTTCGGTAAACTTAAAGCAGAATGTCTTAAAAACGCTGCGCTATCATTAGGTAAAGTATTCGGGCGTGACGTTAATCGCGTGAATAAAGATACGTACAAGCCATTCAAGTTAAAAGGTGCATTAGGCAGGGGGCACGAACAGGATGTGGCGTATGTGCGCGAACTAATCCAGCAGGCAACCGACCTAACACAGCTGCATAAAATCTTCAAAGCATGCAGTCCTGAAGTGTTAGCCGAAGTAGGCGATGAACTAAATGCCAAGAAAGAGCAATACGGCATTACCGAATAAATGTTAAAAATGATAGCAGGTGGTTACAGATTGTAACCATTTGCTATTTTTACCCCATCAATCAATAACAACATGAACAATACACTATTTAGAGCATCGCAGCTGGGTAAGCTTATGACCGATGCAAGAACCAAAACAGGTTTATCCGAAACGACTAAAAGCGCATTGCTTGAAGTCTATGTGCAACAGAAGTACAACCGGTACAAAGAAATCAGCAACAAGTACATTGAGAAAGGTTTGGCTGTTGAGAATGATGCTATCGATATGTGGCGCAGGCATCGTGGTGAAATCGTATTTAAGAATGAAGAAATGTTCACTAATGATTTCATCAAAGGCACGCCCGATTTGCTTATCAAAGATGAAGCAGGTGCAGTAATCAATGTGCCCGATATTAAATCAAGTTGGGACATCCATACTTTCATGGATGCTAAGACAAACGATATCAGCAAAGACTACTACTGGCAAGGTCAAGCCTACTGCTGGTTAACAGGAGCACCACGTGCAACGTTCTGCTACGTGTTAGTTAGCGCACCTATCGAAATGATTAATGACGAAAAGTACAGACTATCGCGCAGACTTAATCTTATTGATCCACAGGGCGACCCTACTTTCATAAAGAAAGCAAAGAGCATCGAGCGCAACATGATTTACGACATGCCACGTTTCCTTCGCGAATACCCGGATGCTAACCTTGAAACACCACAGGACGAATGGGCATTTGACATTCCCATCGCAGAACGCATCCATGAAAAGGTTGTGGAATTCGATGCAGAAGCTATCGCAAAGCTTCAGGAACGTGTACCAATGTGGCGTGAATACCTTAATACTTTAGCACTATGAGACATCAATGGAGTAACGCGCATGGGTTAGAATACAATCCTAATGAAGCCAAATCGGTATGCGAAAAGTGCGGACTGGTAAGATTACGAATGAGCAATTTAAAGTCACAAGAAAACATCGCATACTATCATCCTACACTACCAACATTAACAACATACAAAGCACCTAAATGCAAAACATTATGAGTAAAGAAACAGCACTACAAATAGCAATGAGAATAACGCAGCGATATGCTAACTCATTATTTGATGAACACACCGCACGTGGTCGGCAGTTTATGCAGGAAATGTCTGAGTGTTTAGAAGAGGAACGTAAACAGATTATGGCTGCATTTGATGAAGAAAAAATTAAATGGGTAACAAAGATTCACGATGATGGTAGGATGTCATTATCAAATGAAATTGCATATACAAATGGCGAAGCATACTACAACGAAACATACGGAGGTGACAAATGATAGACAGCTTTTTAACCTATGTAGTTCCTCAGTTCTGCGTGATTATGGCAATAATTTTATTATACGTAATTGTCAAAGAAGTAGAAAAAACCAATAAAAAAGGAGGTGAGCAATGAACGCACTCTGCACAATTATCATTTGGTGTGGGATGCATTACGCAACACCTGCATGGATGAAAAAGCAGATACCTGCATGGATGTGGTCACGCTATGAAATACATATTATTCCATACGGCACTAACTTATCCAGCATCACAGATATCAATCCAAAGACTACCGCACTAATTGGTTTTAGTGCTGGTGGTTTGGATGTGCTGCGTAACTATTCGCAAGATTATGCACTAGTTGTTTTGCTTGATCCATCCACTAAACTTCACTATGTAAAAACTGACTATGGTAATAACACATATATGTTTTACAACGAAGCCAACTGGGGAAGAACTAACCGAAGCATGGTAGAAGTAGCTGACCGCATAAATGCCACAGGTGGGAAAGCCGAAAGCATAAACCTACAGCATAAACAAATACCCGGTTATTTTTTTAGCATATTCAAATCCGATGACAACTGAACAACTCAAAGACCACGTGCGCAATTCGATGCAGCACTACTACAATAAAGAGCAAGTTATTCAATTACTAAACAAACTAAAAGATGAAAGCAAAGGAAAAGGCATGGCAACTGTACTCGAACTATTTTGATATAGTCGAAGCTGGTGACCAGCATGGAGATTTAGCACTAATGCACATGCGTGCTATTAACGCTGCGCTGTATTGCATAGATGAAGCATTGACAAATGCACCTGATGACATCGTAAACGACTTTGAAGGCACTGGCGAATTCTACAGCGTCAAAGCATACTACCACCACGTTAAAAACGAAATACTAAAAATGAATGGGAGCAAAGAAGATGCGCTCAATAGACGAGCTGAGACTAGAGCGAACTAACCTACTGCAGATGTACGTTGCAGCTAAAACAACGTATCTTAAAAACAACCTGAATCACAAAATCAAATCAGTCAACAAAGAACTGTATACATTAACTAAAGAAGTAAAATATCTATGAGTGAGAAAAAAGAAACGGCAATGCGTAGACTAAGCAAAGCACTACGCAAACGCTTTCAAGGTTCATCCGTAAACATATCATGGATAGAACTAGATGCCTTTATGATGAAGGCGCAAACGTGGGAAATGACAAACATCATGGATTCCTACAATGAAGGATATACAGACTGCAAAGCAGGATTACAAAACAGAACTGAAATCGAAATAGATGAAAGCAACACTAACGTTTAATCTGCCCGAAGAAGCAGTAGAATACGAATACACTTTGAACGCTGCCCGGTATAAGGATGCACTTAGCGATATCATGACCTTGATGCGTAAAAAGGATAAGTGGAATAACTACGATGGCATGACAGCAGAAGTGATTGCTGAACTATACGATGAAATGTGCGAAATCGTAGAAGGTTTGGAAATACATTGATGTCACAAATCTTCTAATTATTGTGACACTTTGCGATAGCCTTGCTTCCAAAGAAACCTGCCCAGTGCTTCGCCTTCAGCATCCACCTTTTCTTCGCTCCATTCCGGCTGAATGTGATGCAAGTATTCATGCACCAAAACAATTAGATAGCGCATAGGTGGCAACGTTGGATCTATCTCTATCAGGTTATCACAATACAAGCCATCTGCACGCTCCCTGCCTAACCTGCGATGAATAACTTTTGGATGTGGCTTGCGTTTCATATTATCTTTGTAGCAGTTAGTGTGTAACTCTGCTAATTTGTTTTTGTTATTGATCAACTAGCCCCTGCAACGGTAGGGGCTTTTTGATTATCGAATCTTACCATTGACAATTCGGTAGTTACTTACTTCGAATTCGCCTGTATCTAATACTTTGACATGCGCAAAACCATGATGGTGCTTGTTGATGGGCATGTAATCGGGATGCAACTCACACAAACATGCCACACTCCAGCACGTTGTTATCTTACCATTGATGTTTGGTTCTGTATGTTCGCTTGCCTGGTGGTGATGCCCACACAATGCACTGTCTTTTGCACGCAAGAATAGACCACGTGCGATGTTAACAGGACTAAATACCGATGCGCCTAGCTCGTGACCATGCAAAATAGTAAGCTTACCTGCATGAATAATCTGCTTATCAGGAATAAACGTGATGTTTAACTTATCTAGATGCATCAATGATTCAAAATTGAATTCATCCATGCCTAATAAATCAGGTGCATTACGCATGATATAATGGTCATAGCGCACATCATGGTTACCACACTTGTAATAGATAGCAGCATGCGGAAACAACTTGCGCAAAGTCGCTAAGAATTGGCGTGTCATTAGCACTTCATGTCCAAAATTGCGCTTTCTTGGGTCCTTTTCGAAACGGCTAATAGCATAGAAGTCTATGATGTCACCATTCAGCAGAATAGTATTGACATCATTATCAAGTCCATACTTCAATGCCAGTGTTAATGCCTGTATGTTATGATACGGCACGTGGATATCCGATAGCAGTAGTATGTTGTTGTGATTTATAGGAAGCTTGAAGGGTTTGTAGTTTGCTTCCTGTGAAGGTGGCAGATCAAGTGGATTTGCTTCTTCAGGAATCAACTCATTCATCATGTTGGTGAAGTCACCTAAATGATTGTCTAGCTTTTGCAGTTGGCTTACTGGCTTTGCTTTACTTTTTTCTTTATTATCTAACCACCTACGATAGGTTTTATCTAATGAATCGACGGTAATATCAAGACCATACTTTTTGATTAGTT